TCTCGGATGAATAAAAACAAAAAGAGGTCTTGGAAAAAATATAGAGGACAAGGATGAGTGGCTTATTGACTTGCGAAAAGCACAGCCTAATGGTTGGAACATTAAGTCACTCTCTTTAAAAAAATAAAATCAATAATGGACATTCATAAAAGTGTAAATTGGGAGACCTTATCTAAATGGGAAGATGATAATGAATCTCTTGTTATTTGGGTAGTAACTACAGATTGTATTCGTGATAGGATGCGAGAACTTAATTTGGAAGTTAAAGCAACAGATGATTTAATCTATGAATACATGTACCATACTAGAAGAGGATGGGAAATGAATGAAATAAAAAATATGTTTAAAGATTTTGTTATACAAAAATTAAAAGAGGAAGAGTAAATGAACGGAGAATTATTTAAAGCTTTAGAAAAAAAATATGAAGCACAAAAAACGATAGCTAAGACTAATTTAAAATTATATCTTAGTGACCCAGTTGCAGTAGCTGACCATCCTGATGTGGTTGAGACTATTGATAAGTTATTTAAAGACTACGCAGAAGCAGTAGAGTATATTAAAATATTAAGAGAGTTAGATTATGAGCTTGTTGGGAACGAGAGAATACTATAAACCATTTGATGATGCTTGGATGTTTGACTACTATGTCTTACAGAACCAAATGCATTGGATGCCAGAATCTGTACCCTTACATACAGATGTCAAAGATTGGCAAGACCTTACTGAGGTAGAAAAGAATTTACTTACACAGATATTTAGATTGTTTACTCAATCAGATGTAGATGTAGGTGCAGGTTATATTGATAGGTACATGCGTATCTTTAAGAAACCAGAAGCTAGAATGATGATGGGTTCATTTGCCAATATGGAATCTATTCACCAACATGCTTACAGTTTATTACTTGATACTGTTGGTATGCCAGACAATGAATATAAAGCCTTTGCTGAATATGAAGAGATGTCTGACAAACATGAGTACATCAATGATATTAAAACAACCAGACAAGATAAAAGAAGTATAGCTAAAACTTTAGCGGTCTATTCAGCTTTTACAGAAGGGCTACAATTATTTAGTAGCTTTGCAATCTTATTAAACTTCCCAAGGTTCGGTAAGATGAAAGGCATGGGACAGATAGTTACATATTCTATTCGTGACGAATCTATGCATGTAGAAGCAATGACAAAATTATTCAGACAATTTATACAAGAAAATATAGATATATGGACAGATGAATTTAAAAAAGAAATATATCAGATATGCCGAGAGATGGTTAAGCTTGAAGATAAATTCTTAGATTTAGTTTTTGAAATGGGTAACATTCAAGGATTAACTAAAGAAGATATGTATAAGTACAACCGTTACATCGCAGATAGAAGACTTTTACAGTTAGGTCTTAAAACTAACTATAATCAAAAAGAGAATCCTCTTACTTGGATAGATGAAGTAATGGGAGTTGAACATCAAAACTTTTTTGAGGGTCGAGCAACTTCTTATATGAAAGCAGGGTTAAGAGGACGACAAGATAAAGTTACATTTAGTAACTTGGAGAATACAAATGAGCCAGAAAGAAGCGAACCTAATAAGCTTTAAAGTATTACTGACTAGAGAAAACAAAATAGTGACAGAACTTAGTATGCTTCCAGAAAATGAAGTTGATAATGTGTTTCCAATTTGTGAGAAAGAAATAATTAAAAATATTATTAGAAACGCAAAGACTAAGTTAGACCCTCTACATAAGTTTTTAGAAAGAGAAGTTAATGCTTTAGTAACAAATGAAGTTTGATTTAGAAGAATTAAAAAATTCCAAAAGGATATTTAAGTCGGCTACTCCGAAAGGAGATATGTCTTGGTATGTTAAATGGATATCAAGTTTTATAATTGTAACTGCTATGTCTTTACGAGGCATAGAAGGTATGCAATTATATGATTTAAGTTTATCTATTATAGGAGTATCAGGTTGGTTGTTCGTAGGATTACTTTGGAAAGATAGGGCATTAATAATATTAAATGCAGTTGGTCTAGCTTTTTTAATAAAAAATCTTATTACTGTAATATTTTCTTAATTTTTAAAAAATTGACCTCACACAATCCCGTGTAAGACATTCTTTTAATGTTAGTAATGATATGCCTTTAATTTTTAATAAAAGTTCTTAGAGAGCCTCTGAGTAGCTCTACGAGGATTTAGCCTTATTTTGAGGGAAATATATGGTAATTGGCTCTGATTTACCCTTAACCATAATACTATCTATCTTTTCGTAATCAAAAACATCACCCGCTAGTTCTTTAGTGTACTCAGAAATAATAATCTTCCATTGTTTGTAATCATTTCTGCCAGCAGTTGCTTCAAGTCTAGCTGATAAATTAACTGCATCACCTACTACTGAGTAATCAAACCTAGTTTCACTTCCCATATTCCCCACAATACAAATTCCAGAGTTTACTCCAGTCCCTACATTGATAGGAGGTAAGTCTAATCCTTGTTCTTTAAATTGTTTATTTAGTTCTACTGTTGCTTGTTCTATTTCTATTGCAGATTTAATAGCTAACTCTGCATGATTCTTACAAGGTAGAGGAGCATTCCAAAATGCCATGATACAATCACCCATATACTTATCTATTGTTCCACCATTAGCTAGTATAATTTTTGTCATCTTATCTAAGTAAGTATTGATAAGTTCTACTAGACCTTCAGGGTCATCATTATTCTTAAATACTTCTGAGACAGGAGTAAAGCCCATAATGTCAGTAAACAAGAACGTCATCTCTTTTCTCTCACCACCTAGCTTAAGAAGCTCTGGATTCTTTTGTAGCATAGCCACCATGTCTGGAGATAGGTAAGTTCCAAATTGTTTTTTAATTTGCTGTCTAAGTTTGAACTGAGTTCTAAAGTTTAAATAGAACTGTTGAGCAGCTACCACAAACATACTTATCAAACTCCAAGTAACATCTATTAGATATCCTATAGAAATAAAGTAATATCCTAGGTAGGCTACACCGGACATTGCAGTTCCTGCTAATGCTATACCCCAAGTAAGCCCAAAGTAACTAACAACAAACGCCACCAACAAGACTGAGGTGCATAATAATAATAGTTCAACAAACAATCTATAGTCTGGTATCTGAGGTGATTCAATTAAAATACTTTCAGCAAGAGCCGCTTGAATCTTGTGAGGTTCTAATAAGCCCTTTGGTGTAGCTAGTTGAGGCATTACTCCTGCTGCAGTAACACCAACAAATACAAACCTACCTTCAACATTCATTTCTTTTAGTGTAGTCTGTGGAGTGTCAACCCAGCTAATCCATTTTCTACCCATACTATCTGTATTTATTTCTGGTAAACCTCTAACTCTAATTTGCTCTACTCCATTTTCATTTGTTTTTATTTGATAGGTTGAAGCATCTACTAAAGTTTTTAATACTTCAGTAGCAAAAGCAGCAACCCAACCGTCGGGTGTTTGTTGTAATAAAGGTAATCTTCTAACAAGGTTATCAACATCTACTGGAGCAGATACCGCACCTTGAGAAGCAGAACTTTGTAGTTCGGGAATGTTTTGTAGAAAGCCCGTAGCTTTAGGTAAGACTACATCTGGACCAAGTATAACTGTACCGTGTGTCTTTGGATATTCTCCATTATCAAATTCAGGCATAGCTAAGATACTAGGTGAATAACTTAGAGCTGTACTAAAATCTTTATCGCCACCAAATCTATCTTCTTGAGGAAATAGTATAACCCAACCAACTCCAATAGCTCCGTTGTTTAATAAATCAATTTGAATTTGAGCAAGGTCTTGTCGAGGAAAAGGATAACCACCTCTTTCTC